CAGAAGATAAGGAGATAGGATATGGCGAATAAAGACGCCGCATTCGGTTTAAGCCCTTCCCGCATGGCAGGGGGTGCTCCGTATTCTGGCGGTCAATCGCGTTATCGTGTCGCAAGCAACCAATCAGGTGCTATTTTCCAAGGTGACTTGGTCAAGCAACTGACAGGCGGCACAGTATCACGCGCAGCAGCCTCCAGCACTGTTCCTCTCGTTGGTGTGTTCAACGGGTGTCAGTACACGGACCCCACTACAGGTGGACAGGTCTACAAGAACTATTACCCCGGATCAATTGTCGCCTCAGACATCATCGCTTTTATAATCGATGATCCTGATGTGGTTTTTGAAATTCAAGCAGACGATACCTATCCAGTCGCGGATTTGTTTGGCAATTTTGACGTTGTCGATCAAAGCACTACTGGTGATACTTCATCTGGCCGCTCGAATATGGAGCTTGATGTTACGACTGGCGCAACCGCCACGACGTTGCCTTTAAAAGCAATAGACATCTCGCAAGACCCGGATAACGACGATGTCGCAACCGCTAATACGAACGTGATGGTAGTAATACAAAACCACATCATGGGCGTCAAAGGCGCGGGACTAGCATAGGAGGCTAAATAATGGCTATTTCACGAGCACAACTTGCTAAAGAACTTTCGCCGGGATTGAACGCGTTATTTGGAATGTCTTACGATAGTTATGACCGAGAATACGAAGAGATCTACGCAATTGAAGATTCTCAGCGTGCATTCGAGGAGGAAGTTTTAATTACCGGCTTTGGATCGGCACCGACAAAAACAGAGGGTCAGGGGGTTGTTTTCGACAACGCTTCTGAGTCTTACACCGCTAGATATACGCATTTGACAATTGCGTTAGCCTTCGCCCTTACCGATGAAGCCGTTGAAGATAATC